TCCGAGTTCCGAGTTCCGAGTTCCGAGTTCCGAGTTCCGAGTTCCGACCGGCCGAGGGGGCGAGGGGGCCGAGGGGGCGAGGGGACGAGGGGGGCGAGGGGGCGAAAAGCCCCTATGGACCCTATGGACGCTATGGACGCTATGGACTCGAGGCTGGACTAGGCTACCCCAAAAAAGAGGGGTCCGAGGCCGAAGCCCCGAACCCCCCGACCCCTGGCGGGAGGCGTCAGTCCCCTGGGATCTCGCCCTCCCTATTGCTGCACTCGTTTGCCCAATCGTCGCCATAGGAACACGCCAAGCACACGATGAAGGTGTTAACGATTTCGCTGGCAGTGCAATTCTCATCACAATCGGTGTCGATGGCCTCTTGGGAGGCGTAACGGGGAGCCTCACACTCTTCGCACCAGAACTTGTGCGAGGTCCAGAGGAATCTCTTGGGCTCGCTCATGTGTCGTCTCTGGTAATCATTCGTCGTCCCACTGATCGTCAATCTCTCGGTCGATATCGGCCTCGCGTTGCTTCTGCTCCGGCGTCCGGTGCGGATCGGTGCCTAGCCTCGCCAGTTCTTTCCGCCAAGCGGCCTCTATGCGCTCGTTCCTCTCGTCGTCCTCGCCTACGATATCGAAAATTATATTGCTCATGCTTCCTCCTGGTTTCGAGTGAGATACCTATGCGACCTATCCTAGTGGGCACGAATGCTCCGCGCAACGGACACCGCCACATCCCTTATATAGCAACGCTATCGGCACAGCACTTCGCTCCAGCAGCCAAGCAGTCCTGTCCGCCAACCTTCCCAGAAGGCGGTTGCATTGGTTAGTCGCCTTCGCTAATATTGCTGGGCATGATGGGCACGATTACCATGGAGGAACTGTATGGCACAACCACCACACAAGGACGATTGGGCAGTTCGCAGTCTCCGCGCTGCCATCGATTCTTCGGGCAAGGGCATTAAGCTCTACGCGAGACAGGTTCTCGTCAGGCCACCGTCAACGATCTACCGTTGGTTGGCTGGCTCGAGGCCGATACCGAAGTGTGTGCGCGAGCATCTGACCGGGGAGTGGCGCATCCTCGACCCCCCACCTATGGCAACTCCCACCGAAGGAACCGACGATGGATAACCAATACCACGATGCACCTGCCGATGTTCTGGCAGCGATACAACGCTGGGTGCAGTATCGGGACTACCCAGGAAGCTTTGTCTGCCGCCTACTGTGCAACGATTTGATTGGGACTTACCGGGCGGCGGACGAGGCTTCCCTAGCCGCCCTCCCTACCATCCTGCGCTACCTACACAACGAAGTCCCTACCAACTGCTATGGCAGTGAGGCGAAGTTCAGCGCCTGGGGCAGTGGGGCACCCCCCGCCACCGACAACGACCACCTCATCCTGAAGGCCAGTCCGAGAACTAGGAGGGTCCTGCAAAGCTACCTGGATGCGGCGCACGATGTCGGTGAGGCGAAAGGCGAGAGGGTAGCCAAATGAGCGCCCCAACCCACGCTGACATCTGGGATAAGATGTCTGCCATCGACGTTTCGCCATACATCAAAAGCCGTGGTGTCGGCAACCGAACCCTCAGTTGGATTCCCTGGTCCGATTGCTTGGCCGTCCTCCAGAGTTGCTACCCAGAGTTTGAGTACGAGTTTTTTCCCGTCACGCTCTACCCTGACGGCTCCGCAGAGGTGGGCTGCGAAGTCACGATAGGTGACGTTTCGCGCCGGGTAGACCTCCCCGTGATGGATCACAAATTCAACGCTATCGTTGCCGGGGCCGGAAGTTCACCCTCCTCACGCGACATCAATGACGGGAGGTGGCGAGCTTTCGTTAAGGCCACGGCCATTCTTACGGGGCTAGGCTTCCAGTTATACCGTGATGGCTCCGGTGTCCCGGTGCCCATCAAGACCACCAAGAAGGTCGCTCCGAAGAAGCCTACAGCCGTCGATGGCAAGAAGCTCCTGGCAGAGAGGTTGGGTGTGTTGGAGTCGATCATCCAGGCGTGTGAGGAGCATGGCGGCGTGGACGCCAAGCACCTGACCCTGGGCCGCGAGATTCTCAAGGACGGCGGCCCACTGGACCGTGCAGACAAGGCCATCGCCTTCCTCGAGCGGGAGGTGGGTAGATGAGTCACCGCACCTACTTCGACGAGTTCGATGTGCCACCGGCACCGAAAGAAGAATTCGTAGATCCGACGCAGGACGATTTCTTCAAGGCACGGGCCAGGGAGTCGGACCCCCACACCTCGCACGATGCCGCACGGTCACTATCGCCTGACAAGCTGCGCGATAGCCAGAAGGCGGTTCTGGGCCATTTCAGGAAGTTCGGCCCCATGACCGATACCGACTTGGTCAATATGTACGTTGGATCGCCGCAAAGCAGGAGCGGCTTGCGGACACGGCGCAGTGAGTTGGTTGGCCGTGGCCTCCTTGAAGACACTGGGGTTAGGAAGAAGCTCCCCACGGGGAGAAACGCCATTGTGTGGCGGGCCGCCCCACCGTCCCCAGACGGGAACTGATGGCCTGTATGGATCATGTCTGCTTGGGTTGCGGGCGAGCAGAGATGAACAACAAGTCAGGGCCGGAGCAGTGGCCGTGCCCGACCTGCGGAAGCGAGGAGTACTCCAGCCACTTCGATGAAGAGCCAGACAACGATTACCCCGCTGGCTTTGACCCCGACGATTATTAGTGTTTCACCCAAGTAGTTCACTCAATATCACACCAGCAAAGGAACGACCAATGCCCAAAGACAAAGAGTTTCCCACTGGACTGTTCGTGTCACCTCCCCGCTCGACTGCCCCAGATTTCGTGAAGGGCCGGATTAGCATTAAGGTCGAGGACTTCATGGAGTACCTCTCCGAAAAGGATTCTGAGTGGCTCCGCATCGACGTTAAGCAGAGCAAGCGGTTAGCAGATGATGGGGGTGAGGTTTGGTACGCCCAGGTCGATACCTGGGTCAAGCCCTCGAGTCGTACCGGAGAGAAGGAGGGACCAAGCGATGGCCTCCCCTTCTAGCTCTTCACTACATGGGCTGGTTGGGCAGCTACTCCCACAGCTAATAGCAGAGATCGGGGCCACCCAGGACGAGATCAGGCGAGCCTCTGCGCGTCTTGGGCGCGTCCCTCCAGCATTGCTCCAGAACGGCAGCAAGGTCGCGCTAGACAGCGCCAGGGCCTCCCTCGACAAGGCGTCCGAGCAGATTGTCATTTGCCTTCAGAAGCTACATGAGCAATACCCAGCCAGCCCTGCCGGTGGCTAGGCGCAAGTCGCCAGAGCGCGAAGTCTCCAAGGCCATCGTGGAATTCCTGCACATGGTCGGGTGCAGCGCCGTCTACTCAACCGAGCAGGGGTATCGCCCACAGAAGGGCGGCACTAGGACGAGTCCTGGGATACCGGACTTGATCGTCTTCGGCACACCAGAGCTTCCGTTCTTCTTCATAGAAGTGAAGGCGGGGAAGGGTCGGCTTCGGCCATCGCAGATTGAATTTCAACTTGAATGCTCCTTGGGAGGCGTACCTCACCTGGTGGCGTGGGACGTTCGTGACGTTTTCGACTTCATGAAGCAGCACGGTGCCATTGAGGGCGTAATCAATTGAGTGGATTCGTGCTGCTGTCCAGGGATCTGCTGGAGAACGATCTGTGGTCTGGCTCTGGCGATGTTCTGAGGCTGTTCATATACCTGACCATCAGTGCCAACTACGGGAAAAGGCATTATACCTACTCTCGAGGGGCAGTCGAGGTCACGGTCAAGAAGGGTGAGTTCCTGAGAAGCCTGAGAAAGATCGGGGAAGACTGCGCGTTCACGGGCAATAACAAGCTCATCACCTGGTCAACGAGCAGAGTGTCTGGGATGCTCAAGGCCCTTGAAGAGGATGGCCGGATCGAAGTCCTGTCTAACTCAGCACTTGGAACACACCTGAAGATACAAAATTATGAGTCATACCAAGACTTTTCTAGCTACAAGAGGAAGGAGCTTAGAACAGATACAGAACAGATCCAGAACAAAAGTAAACAAGTAAGAACAGTAAAAACAAATAAGGCAGCAGAAGACCCGGCGACCAAACAGCGAGCAGATGAGTTGTGGGCTGTCTATTTGGAGGAACTCAGCCCTAAGCCGCCGCACCCCCGGTTCACCAGCAAGAGAGCGTCTGTGCTAATGGCACTCTACACTGAACAGCTATCCAGTAACGGTGCAGACCCGCTGGTCCTGTTCCGCAAAGTCTTGAAGGCCGTGAAGGGTAGTGACCACCACATGAAAACCAGAGCATATCAGTTGCCAGAAAGCCTTTTTCGTAGTGAGGAGCGTAGGGAGAGTTGGACCCACCGTGCCCTGGCAAAAGCCAAGGCACCCAACCGAACCCCGACCGTTAGTCGGGATTGGAGCGTAGACACATGACCACCACCGTAATGCACAACCAGAGCGCGACAGACTACCATGCCGCCCCAGGCGCATCGGCCTCAAGGCTGAAGCAACTCAAGCGCAGCGCGGCCCACATGAAGTACGCGATGGATAACCCGCAGGAGCCCACCCAGGCGATGATCATTGGATCGGCCACGCACTCTGCCATCCTCGAGCCTGACCTGTTCGTGAAAGAGTGGGGCCGCATCCCAGAAGGCGACGGGAGGTCGAAGGCCGTCAAGGAAGCCAAGGCCGAACTCATCGCCAAGTTCGGTGCCGGTCAGACCCTCAAGCCGGATGTCTATGACAACATTCTGGCGATGCGTGATAGCGTTCTTGGCAACGCACTAGCATTGGATCTACTAGACGGTGCCGATACCGAGACGAGCCACTACTGGGCAGAGGACGGCGTGGACTGCAAGGCTCGCATAGACGCGCTGCCGCGAGAGGACTCCATGTGGAGCGACTGTGTTGTGGACATCAAAACGACTGCGAATGGGAGTCCAGAAGAATTCCGTCGCAGTTGCTTCAACTTCTCGTATCACCTTCAGGCCCAGCACTACCTGTCAGCCACTGAGCGCACCCGGTTCATCTTCATCGTGGTCGAGCGCGACGCCCCGCACTGTGTAGCTGTCTACGAGTTGGACGACGACGCACTCAAGTTGGGCCGCGAGGATCGCGAGTTCCTGCTGGGCCGGTGGTATTGGTGTGAGGCTAGAGAGGCCGCAGGAGAACCGGACACTTGGCCTGGGTTCCCGGTGGAGGTCCAAGAGTTGTCGCTGCCAAGTTGGGCGTACACGCGATGAAGTCCTTGGTGTTATCTGTGTTTCCTGGGCTAGGTCTTTTCGACTACGCATTTGAACAAGAAGGCTTTTGTGTGGTGCGCGGCCCTGACCTGTTGTGGGGGGGTGATATCCGATCTTTTCACCCTCCTCCGGCCTTCGCTGGCGTTATCGGGGGACCACCGTGCCAGAGCTTCAGCCCAATCGGAAACGTGAACCGGATGCGCTATGGGGACGATTCGGTGATGGGCGACATGGTGCCTGAGTTCCAGCGGATGCTGGACGAGGCAGAACCCCGATGGTGGGTAATGGAGAATTCCATCCACGCATACCCGCCGAGAGAAGATGCCCACGAAATCACCCTGGACACCTTTTGGTTGGGGGAACTCCAGAATCGCCGTAGGCGTTTTTGGTCGAACCTCAACCTGCAAAAACACCTACCATCCCTTCCTGCCCTGGTTGGCATAGATGCTGGCAGCGAACGTGCCGTATCATGGAAGGACTCAGTGGATTGGAAGGGCTCGAGGAAGCGAGAGAAGGCACGTTCCCTCGCAGATATGCTAGAACTCCAAGGGTTCCCACCGGATATGCTCAAGGACTGCCCCATGACGGTGTCGGGCGCAAAGAAAGCTGTAGGCAATGGAGTGCCGCTCGCGATGGGCGTTGCAATAGCCAAAGCCATCACCTCCGCACTTGAAAAACAATGAAAAACATATTCTCAGAAGAGTTCTATGGTGCGTGGGAGGAGGCACAGCTAAGGCCGGTGTCTGCGATCCCCACACATCTACCCACCCTCAACCGGGTCATGCGCGATGATGGGGGCGGCAAGGGAATCGCGAAAACCTCTGGCTGGCTGATGGTCATAGGTGGGTCGCCCGGATTTGGGAAGTCAGCGTTCTCGCTGAACCTGGCGAGCGCAGCCCTCAACGCAGATACGCCCGAACCCGTGTCGTTCATCAGCCTAGAGATGTCTGGGCCACAGTTGGCTACACGGCTGTACTCGCTGCACAGTGGCACTGCGCTCAAGCTCCTAGAGAAGGGTGGCTTCAGTGAACTCGCGTGGGCAGACACCCACCCCAGGTTTGCCGAGCTACCCCCCGTCTGGGTACCGGACAGGCTGGTAACTGGGTGGGAACAGATCATGGACTATGTACAGAAGTGCCATGACGAGGGATGCCGCTACTTCATATTGGATCACCTCCAGTGCGTGGTGCTTGGCGATGACGAGGTGCTACACCGTGGCATCCAGCGCGTGATCTCAGAGCTTCGCGCCTGGGCTGTGGCATCCAAGAGCGCCATCGTCATCTGCTCGCAATTCAACAGGGCGACGAGTTCGGTGATGGAGACACCGCGCAGTACTGGCCTCTTTGGTGGGCATTCCATTGAGAGCCATGCCGACATCATCTGCCTACTCGACCACTCGCGTTACAAGCGGGACGGCAACACAGCGAGAACGTGGGTCTGCGTTACGAAGAACCGACACGGCCCCTGCCTCGAGATCCCCGTTGAGTGGGACTACAAGACACTTCGCCAGCGTGAAGCAGACCCACACGAAGAGGAGATGTGGCCGACATGAGTAAACGCCACCTATGGGATGCGCGATACGCATGGGGGCAGCAGACGCCAGGACAGAAGGCCGAGTTCGCGCTGTGGCTCGCGGAACACGGGCTTGCGGAGGCGTTGTATGATATCGGCTTTCGGGGACGCAATGGATTCGTTGGCGAGGTCAGCTTGTATATCCCAGGTACTCTCCCCTTTAGCCAGGCAGACCAGCGAGAGGAGGGTGAGCGCCTTCGGATGGATTCGGAGGCCGCTCGTCGCGCAATTGAACTGCGAGCAATACACCAAAATGGCTAAAGACACAGCAAGCGCCGCAAGGCTCCTGTCTGCGTTGGAGCTGCTGCCACTAGAGAAGTGTACGCCGGATGCTGCGGAGTGGCGTCGGGACATCGAAGACGCTATCCGCGAACTAAGGGGTGGGGGACTGCCCCCTGACGATCCGTTGCGGTACGACGGCAGCGAGTTGGTGTCGGAAGAGAGGCTCCAGAGAAGACTTCAGATTATTATTGATTCATGGCCCAGTTGGGCACAGGAGAAGAAGCATTATGGCAGGAAAAAGCATTACTCAAAAAACCGCTAAACGGCTCGACGCATATGGCGAGGAAAACATCTTCGCCAGCTATGTGCAGTATCGCCATGTTAAGAAGATGTTGCGTGGCCTCGAGCCCGGTATCGGCAAGATGTCGAAGCGTATGTTCTACGATTGGCTTCATGCCGATAAAACCGAGGGACGCTGGAAGCGATGGAAAGAAAACCTGAAGATCGTCGCGGCTGACCTCGCTGAAGAGGCCCTGGCAATAGCAGACGGAACCGATCCCGAAACTGTGAGTGTCGCACGGCTGCAAGTAGAACAACGCAGATGGATGTCCGAACGCTATGACCGCAGCACATTCGGTAAGGCCGACGCACAAGTAAACATAGCTGTCGGTGTCGGTGGCGATTTCCTGGCGGGACTCAAGGCCGTTGAAGCCAAGCACAAGGCCAAGCGCGAAGAGATCGCGGAAGCCGACTACGAAATCGTGGAGAATGAAGCGCAATGACCATCACCCTCACACAGAACGATGTGTCTAGGGCTGTATCGGTCGCCACATTCCATACACTGCGCTGCGTACTTCTTGGTGCCATGCCCAAGAACAACCAAGATGTGAAGAGGCGACTCGACGACACGCTTGCCGGATATCTCAGCGAGGTCGCGACGGCGAAGGTGCTGGGGTTACCCTGGCCGCAAGAGCATACGCTATCGTGGGAAGGCCGCGACAAGGGTGATCTCGTTATGCCCGATGGTCAGTCGATTGAGGTCAGGGGCAGCCCGAACCCGAACGCTCGCTACCTACTAGGCCAGAGAGACGATCGCCCAGACAGGGTATACGTCATGGTAACTGCCAAGCCAGAGCAATTTAGGTTCAAGGTGCATGGCTGGATTCTGGGCAAGTACATGATGGATGAATCGTTTTGGGATGACCGGAAGGGCGGTAGACCCTGCTACTGGGTTCCGTTTTCGGAACTGCATGACATGGCGACACTCCTAGAACGGCCTATTTCGTGACAACCACCCCAACTGCGAATCCCACTGCCGCCATCCACCAATCAGCCTTGAGCCGTAGCCCGAAGCTCGGGGACATGGAGGAGCGCAACGCTTCGATCTGGCCCACCATGATGACCGCACTCGCCTCATGTTCAACAATCACGGCCCTGAGTCCCAGCGCCAACTCGCTGGCCTGGGTAGCGCGTAGCCGTTCGGCAGCCGTAAGACTGCGTTCGACTTCAATCACCTCTTCCAGTGCGCTGATCTGGATCTCGTAGTTTTCGACCACCGCATCCAACTCTACGACTTGTACGGAGTCCAGGGACGCTCTCAGGCTCTCTGAGATGGCCTCAGAACGCTCTCGCGCTGCCTCACGGCTACGAGTCAGCCTAGCAACCTCACGCTCGACCTCTAGCCTCTGCTGGGAAGCCGCCGAATCTGCCGCTGCGAGTGCTTCGGCTAACGATTCTGCGTGGACGGTCACCGAGTCCAAGACGAGTTCCTGCACCTCGAGCCGGGATTCTGCGTCATCTGCTATCCCGCGCCAGTAGCTCGCCTGGGAACTCTGCTGGATGAAGACCGCTAGGACGCCAACCCCGGCGAGCGCGATCCAAGTCCAAGGCGGTATTCTTACCATCGTGCCGGTGACCTCCTTCCGATCATTCCACGAATGTCGATGTGGGTGAAGCTCCTGTATCGACCTATCCCGAACTTGTCGCTGTCAGGATGACGCTCTAGCATATCGGCCACCTCGTCAGGCGTGAACCCGATCTTGACGACATCTGCCGCACCCCCGGTCAGGTGCATAGAGTTCGTCACTCCACCGATTCTCGCATTGTATGCTGGATCGCGATACCAGGAGTTCACTAGCACGGGAGTCGGCCTTGCCGTCGAGCGTAGATCGCGTAAGACATTGCAGAGCAATATGAAGTTCGGTATCAGGTCCGGGCTGGGCGCTTGCAACCACCGCACGGCAGGTGACGATGTCTCTCTGCCTACATCAGCTATCTCTAGCGGATGGAAGTTGGATACCCCAGCGGCGTCTAGTGCCTCACCACAGACAATGACCCAATCATCTCTCGTCATCACGAAAACCTGGCGAGCTATCAAGGACCTTCGGCTTCCGAGGCTCTCGCTTCAGGGCCGAACCGATACCGCTCGCTATGCCCCCGACCTGGGGGCCGAAGTATTGAGCGATCCTGGGACCGGCAGTCCAGCCGAGTAGGCCGGTGAAGATCGTGCCCAAGAGCGCGTATGCGGCATTGGCGACATCAGCCCACAACAGACTGTCAGCTATGATGATGACGGCAGTGAAGGCCAGACAGGCGGTCAGCAGGACTCTAGCGGCTGACAGCTTGCCTTTCTCGTCGGCTAGGATCTGGGAGATCATAATCAGCGGGGGTAATTACGGTAATTTTGTAGCAACCCGCGAGTTTCCTGATCATAGGTAGGTGCAAGTGCTTCCCCGGACCTGTTCGCACCCGCGCTGAGTAGGCCACCGCCAACAGCCAGATCCTCGCCCAGCCTCTGTTGTCCTAGTTGGCGTAACTGGTCGTATCGCCTCATGGTCCCCAGGCGTTCTAGCCCTTCACGCATTGGCAACTGACCCAACCTAGCAGTAGCTAGTTGTTGGGGCTTTGACCCCCCTGCCCAACGCCTTGCAGCTTCTGCTCTTTCGCGTATCCCCCCCTGGACCTGCCCTGCACCCCAGAATGTCGCTTCCTTGGCGACGTTGGCTGCTTCGGTGCCAGGATCAATCGCCGCCGCACTGGGTTTGACACCTTCGATTTGCAGTAATCGCTTTCTTTCTGCGAGCCTACGCTGAAGCATCTTCAACAGGTCATCGCTATCGCTGCCAAACAGTTTTCTCAATATCGGCTCCGCTTCCAAAAACACCTGTTCGGGCGATCTGCCTGATCCGTCGATATCAGCGCGTCTGGCTTTGTCTGCCAACGCAGTTACATAGCCCTCTGCAAGCGCATCTTCCGCTTCATCCTGCATCTCTTTCCGCACCACATCGTCAATATCGTCGCTGATGTTGCGTACAGTGTTCCGCCTAACTTCTTCGATTGTCTCTTCCAACGACTTGATCGTAACCTGGGCGGGCTTCAGAACTAATTCCTCACCACGGCGGAACCCCCGTAGACCCTCGCTTTGACGGCGATACGCGGCCAGGGCCGCCTTGGTGTCGCCGCTAGTAACCCTGTTCAGGGTTTCGTATAATCCATCTGCCATCCCCATGAGGTTCTTATATTTGGCATCATTAGCTGTGCCGCTTATGTCGGATGGTGCGTATTTCTTCGCAGTCTGCCGCACAACTCTGACGAGCAGTTCAGTGCGACCGGCACTGTCTATAGCCCCTTGGGCAAGTGCTTTTTCTAGCGGTATCACTAGACGATCCGCATCAAGTCCGATCTTCTGGCCTAGGGGTAAATCTCTATTTTGTGCCTCTATCAAATCTATCCAAGTCTCTTCCAATTCTCGCTTGGTCGTTGGATTCCGAAACGCACCTTCCCGACCGAAGGACTCACTGACTTCACGTTTCGCAGCGGGGCTTAATGACAACTCTTCTAGCCGCCCATAAAGTACAGCAGCTTCGTCGGAACGTGCTTTTTGACGCGAACTCAGCCTACGACCCGTGGTCGTTGCATCTTCGGCAGCTTCGCCGCCCAATTGCCGCATTTGTCTGGCCGTCCATCCTTCAACGGCATCAGACACCTCGTCAGCCAATTCACGCGTTGACTGTCTTACCGCTGGGATGAGTCCTTCTGCGACCTGGGAATAACCCCCTACGCCTCTGGCCGCACCACTAACATTCGCTGCGGTCTGCGCCTCTATGGTAGCCAATAATTGTCCTGGCCTCGCCATCCCCGTTTCTTCCATATGGTCGGCAAGTTTGCGTATCCATATTTGGTCTTCTGTCAGAGTCCGTCCACTCGCGTCAATAAACGCATCTGGTGTCTCTCGTTGCCAGCCTCGGACTAGATCCCTCCAATCTTCGGGCTTCGCAGCATCGATATCAACTAACATGGCCCGTGCAGACTTACGCTCTGGGGCTAGTGTTACGCCGCCTCTTCCGCTGAGTGCATCGGTTACACGCTTGGGCATTCTTGTGATAGCACCCAATACTCCACCACCTAGTAAGCCACCACCCCCGGCAGCCTCTTCTCGGGCCATCGCTCGCGCACTCGCTGGCGAGTCACCACCAAGCAATCTGCCTTCATCTATCCCGCGCCTAAACCTTTCCATTCTGCCGCCAACCATCCCGGCGATCTTCCCGGCCCCTGACGATACCAGCCCCATCGCTGCTGGCATTGCCCCACCCATAGCACCACCCAATACTGCGCCCGGTACTGCCGCCCGAGCCCTATCTCCTATACCACCCTCTGCTTCACCTGCACCGTATGCGGCCCCAGCCCCTGACCCTTCCAAACCAGTACGGATTGATTGGCGCAGCATCCCTCGCGGAGCTTGTGCTGCGGTAGGGGCCACTGTGCTGGCAGCGGCAGGGGCGGCACGGGATACCGGAGCGGCTGCACTGGTACGCGCAGTGACTCGAGCGGGACCACGGGCTGCTTGACGAGCCGCTGCGCGTCCTACGGTACTAGCTCCTGCTCGTCCTGCCGCGCCACCTCTTGCCAGGGCCGCGCCACCCTTTACCAGGCCCGCTCCACCACGCAAGGCCGCACCACCAGCCATAAACGATCCGACACCGCCAGCGAGTTCACCGAAACCACTAGCTATCTTGTGCTGTTCTCTGAATTGCTTGCGGTTGGCTTCCCATTCAGCAGCTTTCTCGGGCGACATCAAACCGATCAGTTCATCGGCCCATCCCATCGTGAAGCCATGTGCTATCGACTGCCCAAAGCCACCGATGGTTTCGCCAACACCCATCTCCTCGTCTATCGCACGTTTTGGAACCGCATCTCTTCTTCCCCCGCCCTGTTTCGTTCCTTCACGGTCGCCCTCAACGATCCTCCAATTCTGGGTTTCGGGGTCGAGTTTTACCCAATGGCTCAGGTTATCGTCTTTATGGTATACGATCAGAAATTCGGGATTCGTGGGATGCGGCATAGGCTTCGTGAAGCCTTGTGCATCATACCGGCGAGTGTCCTGGCCGTTACTCAACGTCTGCTCTCAATTTGCCCACGGAACGTCCTCGTCTTTGACCCATTTCGTATCTAGTAACTTACCAAACTCATCCCTTCGCTCCCACTTAAACATATTGCGTTGGAGCGGATTCCTGAAACCGCGCTCTTCTCCGGTACGCATCCATTCACCGCCAGAAGGGGACACTGCGGGGCTAGCCAACAAACCATTTTGTTGGAGGGGGGTGCTGAGATCGATGTGTGCATATGGGCTAATCGGTGGGGCACTCAACGTGTCAAACGTGGCTTGCAGCGAATCAGGCCTTGTCCCAGGAGTAACGGATGTTGGTCCGACCCCATTAATCGTCGCTGGCCTGGGAACACGATCTGGTCCCAACTCCTGTAAAGCGCCCGTCCAAGACCTGACACCTGACAACAGAATACGATGGCCCTCTGTGCTTTGCTCGCTGCCTAGCCGGTCATCAAAATATCTTCTTGTACCCTCATGCCAATCTTCGGGAGAAAGTCTGATGAGGTACAGATCCCGTATCTCCTGATCGGGAACCTGTTTGAGAAGCCTGTCATTATGCATAGCAATATCGTCCAGCTTTTGCCGATACAACTGCGTCATGTGTTTCTTTAACTCGGCCCTTGTTAAATCTCTCGTACCACTTAACGCTTGAGCTATCCCGAACTCATAGTCTGATGTCGGCCCTACGAACGCCGACAAGTTCGCGAACCCCAGTTGCGCCCATGCGCCCTCTAGGATCGCTAGGCCCTGGCCGCGATCCGCACCAGAGGCAACATGATCTTGGAATGCTTTCCAAGCCCTTTTCAACCCAACGGCTTTCAAACCAAACGCATCATCTTTGATACGGTCTACCGCATCTATCCCACGCTTCCAGGTATAGAGTTCACGGCGACCAGTAGCCCTCTCGTTGTCGTAGAACTCCTCAAATCCCATCATCGCGGCAGTAGATACAACAGGATCGTCAACGGCCTTGTCGAATGACCGAATTAGAACGTCATCTCTGTAATAGTGAACT